GCGCCGGTCGACCAGATCACCTCGACGGTGCGGGCGTCGCGGTCGGCGGTCGCGGGCGCCAGATCGGCGCGGCGGGTGAGAAGCTCCAGCGCGTCAGACATTGGCGGTCTCCTGGCTCGCCGAGCGGCGGTTGGAGAAGTCGAGGCCGAGCGAGGTGGCGCGGCTCTGGTCGGCGGCGATCTCCGCATCGACTTGCTCGGCGTCGTAGCCGCGCTCGGAGATCGCCTGTGTGCGGCTCTTGAGCCCGGCGTCGATGGCGAGGATCTCTGCCTCGACATCCTTCTTGGGATCGACATAGTCGAACTTCGGCGGCAGCCACTCGCAGCCGAGATAGGCTGCCGGATTGCGGTCGAAGTCGCGCGCCGGCAGCTCGCCCGACAGCACGGCGAGGCGCACGAAACGTTCCCATACCGGCCGGCAGAACAGGTGCACCACCACGCTGTGCTGCAGCTGCTCGACGCGGCGGCGGAACTCGATCAGCCCAGCGCGGATCGAGGAATAGGTGACGCCTTCGAGATCGCCCGAGACGAGCTCGTAGGGCAGACCCAGCCCGGCGGCGACGGCTCGCAGGTGGTTCTTCACGAAGGGCGCATAGGCATCGTGCTCGGTCGGGTTGGAGAAGCGGATGTCGGCTCCGGGCGGCAGCGGGATCAGGCTTCCGGGTTCCATGCCGACCTGCCGCACGCCGGCATTGCCCGTGCCCGACAGCCCGCCCACCGTGCCGTCGGGATCGGTGATGAAGCCGGTGAACAGGGCCGCGACCTTGGCCTTGACCAGCGCTGCGTCCTCGAACTGGTCGAGCTCGTGCAGTCGCAAAAGCACCGGCGCCAGCCAGGTGATGCCGCGCAACTGGCCGGCTGCGAGCGGCTTGAACAGGTGGATGCAATCGACGGCGGGAACGCGCACGGGGTCCATGCGGAGCGGACCGAAGGGGTCGCCAGGTCGGGAGGAGCGGACCCAGTAGGCGACGCGACGGCCGGCGGAGTCGAATTCGATGCCGGCGCGGATGCGCGCCCCGCCGCCGATCTCGCGATGCAGGTCCGATGACACCTGCTCGCGATCCAGAAGCTCGATGTGAAGGGGAATGGCGGCGGCATCCTTGGCCACACGCAGCCGGGCGAAGCTCTCGCCGCTCTCGACCATCGCGCGCACGGCCATGGCCTGCAGCCCGTAGAAATCGGCAAGCCCGGCCGGATCGGCATGATCGGTCCAGCGCAGCCACAGCGCTTGCAGCCGCTCGCGCACCGCCCGGTCGGGATGGGTGGATTGCGGCTTGATGCCGGCGCCGACGACATTGCCGACCAGGCTGTCCACCGCCGCCGTGACCCAGGGATTGTTGCGGGCATACCATCCGGCGCGCCGCGCGGCCGTGGTTGCGCCCGCCAGGATCGCAGCGTTCAGGCCATCGACGGTCTTGGCACTCTCCCAGCGACGGCCGCCGCCCGCCGCATCGAAGGCGCGCGTCCTGCCGATCCCGAGAAGCCGTTGGACGAAGTTCCGCATGCCGCCGATTTTCGCGCGGCGGCAAGCCTCAAGCTATTGGGAACGTTTGGGAATGTTCGGCGACATCGGGTCGAGTCTGAGAGCATCGTGCTTTCGCCAATCCGGCACATGGACGCTCATCAGAGCCTTGAACACCTTGCCATGGTTGGGGACACGCAGATGCAGCAGTTCGTGGGCAATCACGAAGTCTTGGAAACTCACCTCCTGATCGGCCAGATCCTCGGCGAGCGTGACGATGCCACTAGTCGAGCACGAGCCCCATTTTCGGGTCATTCGCTGGATCCGGACGATGCGGGGCGCCGCTTTCAGACGCTTGGACCAGTACTCGACACGGTGACGAAGCTGGGCGCGGCGATCTTCACTCGCCCGCATCGTGATCGCCGTCGAGCAGGATCGCGAGCACGACATCGACGACCCGGCCACGATCTTCCTTACCGAGCCCGAGCAGCGGGCGGTACAGTGCGGCGCGCAGCTTCCGGCGCTCATCGTCATTGACCCTGGCGTTAGGGTACCTATGCGTTTCAGTCTCTGCATCCCTCGCCAGCTCCATCGCGGAGATGCCGGCATTGCGCAACGCTTCATCGTCCTTGAGGTTCCAATAGACCCCGAACGCCCGAGTCGATAGGCCGCTGTCCTTCGCCGCCTTGATCGCCTCTTCCTTTTCCTTTGCCAGCGCGGCCAGCATGTCCATGGCGGCGAGGCCAGTGGTGTTCCGGTTCTCCAGATCCTTCAAGATCCGCTCGGCCCTGTCCTTCAGCGACTGCAGGACAGGCGCGGTATCTGCCTCGTCCTCGATCTCCTTCTGGAGCCCGCGCACAAGGTTGAACACCTTGCCCTCGTCCGATCCCGGCTCGCCGCGCAGCCCTTGCAGAGTCTTGACATCGAAGGTGACCGTCTTGGTCAGCCGGCCGAGGCCCTCCTGCGTCGCGCTCTCCTCGACCAGGCGGCGGGTTTTGTAGGCGAGGTCGGCGACATAGCCGACATGGTCCGCATAGGCGTTCCGCACGGCGGCATAGAGCTGCGCCAGCCGCTTGAAGGTCGTGATGTGATCGCGCAGTTCGGGCGAAGGCGAAAGGATCTCCCACAAGGCTTCGATCTCCTTGTAGGCCTCGAAAAACGCCTTGCGCGGCTCGGGATCGAGGAAGCGGCCATAGACCAGCTTCTCCAGCTTCTCATCCGCGCTGCCCTCGTCACCGGCGTCGAGGAAATCGACCTTGGCTTTTTCGATCTTGCTCAGGAAATCCTTGAGAAGGAGGTCCAGATCCTCGATCACGCCGCTGACATCGGAGCTGTCGAACTGCAACGCCTTCTTCAACTCGCGCAGCACGCCGACGAAATCGACGACGAGGCCAACGCGTTTCTGCACGCCATTGGCATCGACATAGGGCCGGTTCACGCGGGCGATGGCCTGGAGCAGCACATGATCCCGCATCGGCTTGTCGAGATACATGCAATAGAGCAGCGGTGCGTCGTAGCCGGTGAGCAGCTTGTCGGTGACGATGAGGATCTTTGGGTCCTCGTTCGGTTTCTTGAACAGCAGGCGCACATCGGCCTCGCGCTCGGGCGAGAGCTGAACCTCGGCCACCAGCGGGCGGTCGACGATGTCCGCGGCGTTCTCGGTGTAGACGGCCTCCGACCATTCGGGCGGCAGCAGCTTATCCAGCGCCCGCTTGTACTTGGCGCAGGCCTCCCGGTTCACGCCGACCAGGAACGCCTTGTAACCGAGCGGATGGACCTTCTCCTTGAAGTGCTCGGCGACAAAGGCGGCGACCTTCTCGATGCGGTCGTCGGCGGTGAGGAAGGTGCGCAGGCCGACCGCGCGGTCGAGCACCTTGTTCAGTTCCTCGACGTCCGTCACGCCCTCGGCGGCGGCGAGCTCGAAGAATTCCTTGTCCAGCCGCTCGGCCGGAACGGTCATCTCGCTCGGCGCCATGGTGTGGCGGATGGGCAGCGTGGTCTCGTCCTCGATGGATTCGCGGATCGAGTACTTGTCGAGATAACCTTGCTCGTCCTCGGTGCCGAAGATCTTGAAGGTGCCTTCGCCCTGCGCCGTCTTGGCGATTGGCGTGCCGGTGAAGCCGATGATCGTGGCGTTCGGCACGGCCGCCATCATGTAGGTGCCGAGGTCCTTGGCGACCGAGCGGTGCGCCTCGTCGATGAAGACGTAAATGTTCTCGCGGGTGTTGGCGTCCTTGTCGATGCCCTCGAACTTGTGGATCATCGAGATGATCAGGCCACGCTTGTCGGTCTTGAGCAGCTCCTGCACCTCGGCCTTGGAGTTCGCCCGCCACACCGGGATGTCCTGCTGCTGCATCTCGCCGAGCAGTTTTTCGACCCAGCCCTTGAGCTGGCCTTCGAGCTCGGTGCGATCCACCACCAGGATGACGGTGGCGTTCTGGAACCGCGCCTTGTCTTCCAGGATCAGCTTCGCGGCGGTAAGCAGGGTGAAGGTCTTGCCCGAGCCCTGTGTGTGCCAAACGAGGCCGCGCTTCTTTCCCTTGTCCTCGCAGCGCGCGACGATCTTGTCGATGGCGATGCGCTGGTGCTGGCGCAGGATCGATTTTCGCGTCTCGCCGTCCTCGACATAGAACAGGATCCAGTCGCGCAGCGTGCGCAGGAAGTCGTTCGGCTCGAAAAAGGCCTGCACCGCGAACTTGTAGGTCTCCTCGGGCTGCTGCTTCCACCGCGCCATGAAGCGGCGGTTGGCGTTCCACGTCACGCCGTACCAGTAATCGAGCAAGTGCGTGACGTTGAAGAGCTGCGGCGCACCGATCAGCTCTGGCGTCTCCTTCTCGTAGCGCTTGAGCTGCGTTACGCCACGGTCGATGGCGCCACCGTCCTTGGGGTTCTTGTGCTCGACGATGCAGACGGGCACGCCGTTGATCACGAACATCACATCCGCCCGGTTGCCCTTGCGCGCCGGCGGCTTCAGCTTCCATTCCCAGGTGACGTGAAAGACGTTCTTGACCGGATGCTCGAAGTCGATGAGCTGAACATGGCGGTGGCGCTTTTCGCCCTCGTCGTACCATTGTCGCTCGCCGCGCAGCCAGGCGAGCATGTCGCGGTTGCCCTCGATGGTGGGCGGGATCGCCTCCAGTTTCTCGATCACCTGGCGGATGGCATCGGCCGTCATCCACGGATTGAATTTGGCGAGCGCCGCCTCCAGCTCATCGCGCAGCATCATGCCGGCCTCGCCGCCGCGCTTCTGCTTGGCGACCTCGGGCGTGATCGGCGTCCAGCCGATGCCAACGGCGTGGGTCACCATCGGGAACTGGACCGTGCCGGCCTCGCTGATCTTCAGTTCGCTCATGCTGCCACCTCCGCAACCGGCTTCGCATCGAGCGCCGAGAGGTCGAGGTCGGCGACGCGGATCTCGCCCGTCATCAGCTTGCGCAGCAGCGCCTTGAACAACTCGTTGAGCACGGCGCGCTTGCGGCGGTGCAGGTCGATCTTGCGGTCGATGGCGTCGAGGACGGCAACGATCTCGCGTTGTTCATCCATCGTGGGCGGCAAGGGGAGCGGCAGGCTGTCGATGGTGCCCGTGTTGAGATTGTACTTGCCATCGGCCGCGGGCGTCGCTCGCCCAGCGACGATACTGGTGCCGAGTTCCGATCCATAGAAGTGGGCGGCGAAATAGGGATCAACCCGGTCCAGCTTCAACTGCGCCCGGATGAGGTACGAGGCAAAGAGCGCGCCCTCAGGCTCACCCGCAAATACGGCGCAGGCCCCGAGCCGCTCAATGACGCCGTTTGTACGGATGAAGATCAGGTCGCCGTCCTTAAGCCGATAACGCTGCGCCTCATCCGTACGGAGCGTTCCAAATTTGATGTCAGATGCATTGACACGCCCTGGCTCGATGTTGGGGATCCGAAGCACAGGGAATCCCGTAGGATCGTAGGTGCAGCGTGTCGAGGTACCGTACTGCAGGCGCTCCCGGACTTCGGCGAACTCCAAAACGTCCCAGCTCTCCGGCACCGGGCCGATCTCGGTTTCCTTTTGCGCCTCGCCGCGCAGCCCCTTCGTGAACAGCGCCCGCATCGCCGCGCGCTTGCAGCGCTCCCATGACAGGACCTGTTGCTCCTGTATTTCCAGCGACGCTTCGACCAACCTCAGAGTGCGCGCAATATCCGCCTGCTCGGCAGCTTCCGGAATAGAAATTTCTTTTTCTTTCAGCGCCTTAAAGTGTCGGTTGTATCCTCGGCTCGGCAGGTCTATGCCGCGAAGGGCATAGAAGAAAAACAGGGGATCGATGTCGGATGTCGGCTTCAAGACTTGCGTCCCATCGGCCCCGCGGACGAAGGGAAAATCGACGTACTTGAATGCGCGCGTATGATCACCAAAGACGACCACGGGTAGGTCGTGGTCGATCAGCCCGCTATCGTCGTTGGTCCATCCTGCAATGAGCGACTGCCCCTGATCGATGATCGGAAAGCGCCCGGAAGGCCGGTAGTCCTGGGTCTGGAGCTTGCTGACAGATCCCAGGCGCAGCTTCGTCAGGCATTCCTCGACGGACCGTGTTGACCAATCAACCATCAGCCTGCTCCTCAACCAGAGGCGCCAGCGCCGTCATCACGTCGCCAGTTAGGGCGACGTCCTTGTCATGGAGATGCGACAACTCGCGCAACAAATCCGAAATCGAGCCATGGTCGATTTCCTCGCTATGCCCGACCCACCTGCTAGGGCTGAGGTTGTAATCTGCTTCCGCTGCCTGCTCCCGTGTAATGACGGCGATCTCGCCCTCGACCGGTTCACCCTTCAGGTAAGCCGCGGCCAGCGGGCGGATATCCTCCTCGGGAATGAAATTCTTCGGCCGCCCCTTCTGCACACGGCGCGAAGCATTCAGAAGGACGATCTTGTCCTTGCGCGCGGCGGGCTTGCGCTTCGACAAGACGACGATCACGCCGGCGGCAGTGGTGTTGTAGAACAAGTTGTCGGGCAGCAGAATCACGCCGTCGATCAGATCGTGCTCGACGAACCACTTGCGGATGTTCCGCTCCTTGTCCTCGTTCTTGCTGCCTGAGCCGCGCGTCACGGCGCCGGTATCCAGCACCACCGCCGCGCGGCCCCTGTCGTTCAGGCAGGCGAGCGTGTGTTGCAGCCACGCCCAATCGCCCTTGCCGGTGGTGGCGCCGCCAGCCGTGCGGAACCGGTCGAACGGATCATCGGCGAAGATGTCCGGGTTGAACGGCTGGTTCCACATCGGGTTGGCCACGACGATGTCGTAGGTGCGGATCTTGCTGTCAGCCGTCTTGAACTTCGGATTGATCATCGTGTCGCCGCGCGCCATCTCGACGCTCATGTCGTGGATGATCGCGTTCATCTGGGCGACGGCGTAGCTCTCGGCGGTCAGCTCCTGGCCATAGAGGCGGAGCGGCACCTTGCTGGTGGGGTCGAGCTCACGCGCGACGAGCTGGAGCTTGACCAGTAGCCCCGCCGAGCCGCAGGCATAGTCGTGGCATTCCTCGCCGGGTTTCGGGCGCATGATGTGCGCCATCAGGAATCCCACCTCGGTCGGCGTGAAGAACTCGCCGGCGCTCTGGCCAGAGCCCTCCGCGAACTTTCGCAGCAGATACTCGTAGGCGCGGCCGAGGAAGTCGGGTTGCACGTCGGCGAGGCCGAGCCGGTAGCGCGGGTCGGAGAAGGTCTCGACCACCTGACGAAGCTTGGCCGGGTTGATGTCGCGCTCGCCATTGCGCTCGGCGGCGAAGTCCACGACGTCGATGACGCCGGACAGGGACGGGTTCTGCCGCACCACCGCGCGCACGGCCTTGGTCAGATGCTCGCCGATGTCCTTGGGCCGGGTGGGGCGGCCCTGCTCGTCGTTCGGCCAGTCGTAGGTCTCGCGCCCGCTGATCACCGCCCAGCGGGCTTCCGGCGGCAAATAGAAGCGAAGGAGAGCGTGGTCCTCCTCCGCGATCTCCAGCGCCGTTTCGCGATCGCCATATTCCTCGGCCAACCGCGCGATCTCGTCGTCGAAGACGTCTGACAGGCGCTTGAGGAAGAGGAGCGGCAGCAGGTAGTCCTTGAACTTGGCCGCGTCCTTCTCGCCGCGGATCGAGCAGGCCGCATCCCACAGCATCTGCTCCATGGACTTGGTGGAGGGCGTTGCGGAGCGCGTGCCAGTGCGGCGGCGCGTTACTTTCGCTGCCGCATCGGCCGAATCCGCGCTAGGCTCGTCCATGTCCACCCCGGCCTCGGCAGCGAGGGCGGCGATGGTGGCGCGGGCGGCCTTCTGCGGCATGTTGGTGCCGCCCTCCCAGCGGTTGACGGTGGCGAAAGACACACCGAGCCGCTCGGCGAGCTGCTCTTGCGTGAGGTCGAGATTGGCGCGGATGGCGCGCAACGTGGCGGCGATGGTCTGTGAGTTTGTCATGTTTGATATATTTGCTATATCGCATGTCTCTGTCAATCGCCAATTTCATCCCATCCACGCCGACCGGATGACCGGCGTGCTGGCGGGCTTCGTCACCGGCGCCCCGCCTTTCCGTCCCGCCGCCATGGCGGCGTCGGCTTCCTCGTTGAGCCTGAGCCCCATGCTGATCAGCCCGTGCAGGGCGGCGTGGGCGTAGACGAAGGTGTCGAGGGCCTCGTTGCGCTCGCCGTCGCGCTTGGGCTGCCAGGAGCGGATGGGGCGGCCGCGCTCGAAACGGGTGACGACGCGCTCGGCGGTCAGCTGCCGAAAATACTCCGCATCGAGCCGGCGCGGGAAGTGGATGGCGCCGGGCCCGGGTTCGATGAGCTTGAGGCGGGCATAGACCGCGTCCTTCACCGCATCGACGCCGACGATGAACAGTGGGATCTTGCCCTTGTTGGAGCGGGTCGGCCGGCGCGGCCAGACGGGCACGCCGGCGCCGCCCCGGCCTTTGATCGCCCAGACGCGGCGGGCGAGGCGGGTGCGGCAGAACTCGTAAGCCATCTTGGTGTGGTTGCCGCCGGTATCGACGCAGACGGCGCGGACCGGCAGATCGGGCACGGCATGCGGGTGGACGAAGGTCGTGCGCAGGTAGTGATCGAGGTCGGACCACAGGCGCGGGCCGGACGGATCGCCCCACAGCACGCGGTAGTCGATGACCCAGGCCTCCTCGTCGCGGCCCCAGCCGACCACCTGCACCTCGATGCGATCGCCCTGCACGTCGACGCCGGCGGTGAGGACGGCGACGCCGACGGGCAGGTCCTCGCCCCAATCCTCGCGCCGCGCCATCAGCGGATCGGCGGGCACGGTGTCCCCGGCCTGGTCCTCCCAGGACTCGCCGAGTTTGGTGTTGACCCAGACCTGCAGGCGCGGCGGGTCCTTCATGACCCGGCCGTGCTCGATGGCGATCTCGGCCCAGGTCTCCCAGGGCGAGTAGAGCGCGGAGAGGTGGAAACCGGCTGTGCGGCCGTCGCCCGCCTGGGTCGCGCGCCATTCGCCCGCCTCCATGAGCCGGGCCTTGTCGTGCTCGTGGTGAACGCCGCCGCAGGCCTCGCAGACGAGGTAGGCGTCGGCACGGCGGCCCTCCGGCCAGCGGATGCGCGCCCAGGTGATCGGCGCCATGTCGCCGCAGGCGAGGCACGGCACGTGGAAATACCGCTGATCGGACTCGGCGAACGCCGCCTCGATGCGCGAATAGCCCTTCAGCGTCGGCGTCGAGACCATGTAGATCTTGCGCCGGCCGCGGAAGGTGGCGGTGCGCTGGATGGCGAGATCGACCGGATCGCCCTCGCCGTCGGCGTCGCCCGGATAGCCGTCCACCTCGTCGAGGAAGAGATAGCGCACGGGCGTCGAGCGCAGGCCCACGGGGGAGTTGGCGCCGGTCATGACCAGCTGGCCGCCGGGGAAGGATTTCCGGAAAAGGCTGTTCCCGGCGTCGCGCGAACGCGGCGGCGCGACCAGCTCGCGAAGCGCCGGCGTCGCCTCGATCAGCGGGTCGATGCGCACGGTGGTGTTCCGGCGCACCATGTCGAGCGACGGCTGCACCATCATGACGATGCCGGGCGCGTTCTGGATGATGTAGCCGAGCCAGTTGAGGCCGGCTTCCGTGCCGCCTGTCTGCGCGCCCTTCATCAGCACGACGCGCTCGAACGGGCTCGATGCCGAGAGCGCGTCCATGACGGCGCGGAGATAGGGCGTGCGGCTGGTGCGCCAGCGGCCGGGCTCGGCCGAGGTGGTGGGCAGCACGCGGTGCTTGTCGGCCCATTCCGACACGGTGATCGCCGGCTCGGGCCGGATGCCGCGCCGCCAGGCATCATCCGCCTCAACCAGCATCGCGGAGTTCTCCCAACGGCGTGTCGGCGAGATGCTCCAGATGCTCGCGCATCAGCCTGTCCAACACCGCGAAGGTCGCCTGCGGGTCCGCCCCGGTCTCGGCGGCGACCAGCGGCGCGGCGCGCTGCACCCACGCCATGTGGGCGTCGCGCTCGGCCCGCGCCCGGGCGAAGATGGTAGCTTTCGCCGCGCCGGCGTCGATCAGCTGGCCGCGTTCCTTGTCGTAGGCGAGGCGGGCGCGCTGGACCTGCACCAGCATCAGCATGCGCCGCACCTCGGCAACGGAGGGCGTGCTTGCGCCGGTGCTCACGGTGCCGCCCTTGCCGCGCCGGGAGGGATCGAGATTGCGCTCCATCCAGGCGAGGCCGGCCTCGACGTCGATGCGGCCGTCGGCGCGCACCGGCAGGCCATCGGCGACCAACTGCGAGATGCGGCCCTTGGTCAGGCCGACGCGGGCGGCGAACTCGGTCTTGGTCTCGGCGCGGTCGAGTTTAGGCATGATGCGCCCTCGCGCTGGAGACGCATCGCGCCATTGCCCGCGGCATACGGATTGGCCCGACAGGAACCAAGCCGTTGCCGGATCGCGCCGAAGATTCCCGTCTCGTCCGGTGCGGTTCGTGCTGCGCGGCCGCTTCCGAAACCTTCGTAACCTTCCTCCCATATCCGACGTACGCGCGTGCGCGCGTGCGGGCGATACGTCCGATAAGGACGGATCGTTTCGAAGGTTTCGGAACGAGGATTTCCAAGGGGCTTCGGTCAGGCGTCATTGAAGTCGGTCCCGGTGGCGGCGGCGCGCACGGTGAGGCGGATGCCCCGGAAGGCCTTCCGGCGGCTCACCGGATGGCGCTCGCGGGCGAAGTGGCGGGCTTCGAGGTTCTGGCTGAAGCGGCGCACGGTGCCGGCGTACTCGCCGGTGGTGGCGCACCAGTCGCGCCAGGAGGCGAAGAGGTCCTGCACCTCCTCGATGGCGAACAGATCGCCCGTGGCGCAGCGCTCGTCGAGGAAGCGGCCGATGGCGTCCTCGTCGGCGAGGTATTCCTCGGTGGCGTCGAGCACGGCCGGTGGCGGGGCGAGGCCGATGCGCTGCCATTCGAGGCAGCCCTCGATGGCCCAGGCGAGGATGCCGGGCCACTCGGCGACGAGCTTCTCGGGCAGGTTCGGGTCGCGTTCGGTCTTGGGGATGGTGACGGTGAAGGGCACGAGGTTGAAGCGCCGGCGCACCGCCTCGTCGACATTGCGCAGGCTCGGCTTGTGGTTGCCGGCGATGATCAGCTTGAAGGCGGGCTCGAAGGTGAAGAAGTCCTGGCGCATGAAGCGGGCCGAAATGGCGTCGCCGCCGGTCAGCGCCTTGATGCGGGATTCGGCCCAGCGCTGGCCCTCCTCGGTCTCCTGCGCGATGACGGCGCGGGCGCCGCGCAGCATGGCGAGGTCGGTCGGGTGGCGCTCGGACTTGGAGGCGACGAAGGTCTCCATGGAGGCGATGCGGGAATAGTCGCCGAGGATCTTGTGCCAAGTGTTGAGGAAGACACCCTTGCCGTTGCCGCCGGTGCCGTAGAGGAAGAACAGCGCATGGTCGCGGATCGAGCCCGTGAGCGAATAGCCGAGCATGCGCCGGGCGAAACCGATGAGGTCGGCATCGCCTTCGAACACCCGGTCGAGGAAGGCGAGCCAGAGCGGGCAGTCGCCGCCAGGCGCCACGGCGGTGATCTTGGTGATGAGGTCGGCGCGCTCGTGCGCGCGCAGCTTGCCGGTGCGGAGATCGACCGTGCCGCCCGGCGTGTTGAGTGCCCAAGGATCGGCGTCCCAGTCCTCGGTGCGGGTGGCATGGCGACGATCGGCGCGGGCGAGGCCGACGATGGCGTTGACGGTCTTGGCGCTGGCGACGGTGGAGGCGAGCTTGGC